CAGCAGTTCTAGCTGCCCATGTCCAAGTATTGACAGCACTCTCATAAGTGGTTTCATAATCTTGAAGATTTTTAACCAGAGGAGCAGTGCCAGTATTGACAGCGTTTTTCAGTGCAGAAGAATTTACACGGATAGTTTTTAATTGACCACCGTAGGAGAGAAATTGTGCAGCAGTATACCAATACTCATAGTTGGAATCATTGGGCTTACCGAAACGTTCTGCAAGTTCTCTTTCGTTAGAAATTTCGATTACTTCTTCTACAGGACCGAGCTCGAACGGTGCTGCGATTACACCAACGTTTGCGGTTGATAATGTGGTAATAGTCGTCAGGTCTCTTTCCTGAATGACTACACCTGGCGATAATTGATTAGCTGCCATGTTTAAAATTCTCCTAGAGTGATTCCAACATCAGATGTCTAAGATTATTTATATTTTTCAAATGTCACTTATACTCCCACATGTAAGACTTATCCCCATATTCCGCGACCTTCCAAACATCACCTTGAGCATCTGCAAAATAATCATCTTCCATTCCGTCAGTAACAAATCCGAACGGAGCCATGTCCTGTTCTATCATATCTCTTTGATCTTCATAGATGCGTTGTCTTACATCATTATCATGCATCTCTTTGAAGTAGGGTTGCATTGCCATCCAAGCAAAGATAACCAAACACATTGCTAAGTCATCATTACACCCGTCTTCTGCCTGGAATGTTTGACCCTTCGCTATAAAAGTTGTCAGTTCTGCAATAGTATCATAATCATTTATAAGGAGTTTATCATCTTCAATCAATGCTTTGAGATTAGAACATCCAATCTGCTTTGCTGCAGATGACATCTTAATTCCCAGTTGAGTTTTCTTACCAGAGAAACCTTGACCTAGTTGTTGTCCCGCACGACCACGCATTGAACACATCAATAGATTTTCATACTCTAAATCAAACTGAATGATATCTGCGACCTGTCCGCCAATGTCATTTACCTCACATAGAATGTATGCCTGATTATAATTTTTTGCTACATCCGTAATGATGTTTGGAAATACTATAGGTTTGATTTCATTATTTTTATATCTAGCAACCATTTTATATGGGATAGTTGTAGTGTCCATTACTGTAAACGCTGAATAGTCACTACCAACACCACGCGCCACATCAACAGTAACAACATAATTATGTTCTGGGATAGCAGTTTCAAATACTGCAAGACCTCTATTTTGTTGTGCAGGATCGTGATACGGCATGATCCTTAATTTACTAGGAGAAATCAACGTATCAACAGATCCTAAGAACTCACACTCAAACTCAACTCGGAACTGTTGTTCTGATGTGTTCTTAATAGTTTGTTCTTTCCATACCTCATCTCTACCTGGTACTTCTGACCAATGCACCTCAGTGGGAATGTATTCATTTGATCCACGCTCTGCATCATGCCAGAGTTTGTAGAACATATTCATCCCGTGTGGCGTGGAGATGATAATTACCTTTGTGCTTTTACCAGAAGATATAGTAGGATAGACAGATGAAAAGAACTGTTCAGCAATGTGATTCGGAATAAACGCGAATTCGTCCAGAAAAATGACATTAAAAGACATGCCCCTAACGGCGCTAGCCGAAGTAGAAGCAGCCATAATTTTAGATCCGTTCTCCAGTTCCAGACTCCCCCTGTTCCATTGGAGGATTCCTTGCTGGAGCCACTTTGGAAGATTCTCATATGATAGTTGTAAGCGTTGTAGCATCTCACGGGCAGTCGCTGCTTTGTTTGCAAGGATTGCTACGTTAACACTTGGATTAAATAACACATACCATAATAGATATGAAGTAACAATAGTAGATTTACCGCTCTGCCTTGGTAGTTTTGCAATATTAAATCTTTCGGCATGAAACTTCGCTACCATTTCTTCTTGGAAATGATACATGTCAAAAGGAATTAAACCCTTATCAAGAGAGACAATCTTGATATAATTTTTGATAAAATATACAGGATCTTCTGAGCATTTCAGTACCTCGGCAACCTCATCTGGTGTGAAATCGAGAGCAGTATTTGCTTTCTTTAGATTAGGATTACCAAGATACTGATCATTATTCATACTAATGTACCATGCTGTCTGCGGATTTCTCGCAGTGTTTCTAAATTCATATCCTTAGTACCACCATCATAGGCATGAGCATATCCTTCGGTGATCATTTGTTCATTCAGCGATACTTCTGCATCTCCGATATATAACCAGCCAAGAAGGCGACCGTACTTACCCATACCGCCAACCAATTCAGTTCTAACAGATAACTCATCTTCTCCTGCAATTGCCCCTTCTAGTTTTTCTTTCATCCAGTTGGTAGCATCTAGTCCCAGAGCTTTCTCCTCAAGGTTTCTAGTTCTCTTCTCTGGCGTATCAACTCCTGCAACTCTAACTCTTTCTTTCTTGTATAAATCAAACCCGAGGTCGATAGTAACATCAATAGTATCACCATCAAGGACACGGTTGATCTCCGTCACTCGGAAGTTGTAGCAGCTCTTCCTGCTCGGTGGTGTCATTGCTCCCATCTTCTAACTCTGCAAATGCTTGTCTTAGTATGTATATGACTACAAACAATGCACCTGCAACTGCAAGTATCACACAGATAATCACCGACCACACAGGATCAACAACACTATCAAGAGGTCGTAATAGTAAATTCATTTCCTAACAGGCCAAGTAAGTTCCATTCCTACCGTAAGTAATAGGACAAATCCAAATACAAATATTCCGCTAATCATGTTTTCTCGCAAAAGGTTCCCAATGTTCCCATCCATGCTTATGAACTGCCCACATTCCTATGATAGGAACAAAGACAAGACACCATGCTAGGAATCCACAACCCCATGGATTGTTTAATACTGTTCCGCAAAATCTGGCAAACTGTAACATCATGATGGATAAGCGTTTACTAAACTCCAGGATACAAAACCTACGATTGCACCAAATATAATTGTTGCTGATAGACTAGTTTCTGGTTTCATTTCTTTTTTTCCAAAGTTCTAGAAAATACCGATCGATTTGATATAGATCACCTTGAGGTGGTTGCTCTTCAATCTTAGACCATTCATCACAAAGATCTCTCATCTCAATTGTAATATGATCTGGTCGAAACATTCTACCGAATGACGACATGGCAAACGCAAACCGCATTCTAATGCGCTGTTCCATTTCCTGAGTAGGCGTCGGTTTCATAATAGTTATTTTCACCTTTTCGTAACCCGAAATAAATGGTGGCACATACAAAGGGTAGTGATCCGAAAAGTAGGACATTAGATAACGTCATTGATTTTATCCTCGTAGATTTTAATTAACTTCATTGCTTGCTTTTTATCACATCCTTCAGGTGCATTCTTAATACATCGAAGAATTAATTCATCATCACTAATAGAAGGTTTAATAGTAAACCCCCACCTATCAACTTCACCTTCAGTAGGTGCTTCGACGTAATCAAATTCAGAGGGCATTACCTGGTGATAGCGATTGGAAAATTTTAGAACATGCATTTACAGCATGGGTTGCTCCATATACTCCAGAGAAGATATATGAGATACCTAACTTGGAACAATACAGTTCCAGTTCCTTACATTTTGAGATGTCATTGGTGCTGTAATCAATAACAATATCACCCTCTTCGAGTAATGGCAGCAACTCATCTAGAGTGTCTTCTGCTTTTTGCTCGGGACATGTAATCTGAAAGATACCAGGAATCCTACCAGCACTAGTAAACTTCTTAGCATCAGATTTAACTGCCTGGACAAGATACTCTATTGAGGTTACACAACCACTGATATGTCCTGCTTCATATTGACCACAGGCATTCTCATAGTTAGTGCTACTGTAACCCCAGACTTCAATACCTTTCTCAAGCATACGGCGGGCCATTCCCTCACCTCTACGCCCCAAACCAATCATTCCTACTTTCATAATTTTAACTCAACTTGATACTTTTGCTGTGCGAGACTCTGATAGTTTTTCAACAATCACACCCAATTCATTGTAAACTCTATCGCCAACTGTGAATTGTCGTTGACGTTTTTTGACACATGCTATGATCGTATCATAGTCACTTTCGGTAAAATTTGAAGTCATAAAATTCTCCTACAATTTAATTTGTAACCATGGTAATAGTGGATCTATGACTCCAATGAGTCGAAGAAGACCATCAGCAAAAAGTGCG